TCTGTTTCAGGTTGCAATACTTTGTGATGAATTCCGCCTTCTTGGACAGGCTGCCCTCGGCGATGGCGATCTCCTCCAGCAGATAATCCACCGATACGCTCACGCCCAGATTCGGATTGCTCTTTCGCAGCTCGTTGATATCGTTCCATTTGTCAATATCATCAATCATGTACAGCAGCGGCAGCAGCCTGCGCTCCTTGCTGTCCCCCAGCAGAAAGCGCGTGCATCGCCTGATCAGCTCGTCATAGATTCCCTCGTTCACATAGCCCGCCGTGCTGATGGACAGCAGCAGCGGCTGCTTTCTGGCGCCCAGCGCGGATTTGAAAACCTCGTACTGCTTCAGGCCCTGATCGCCCTGCCAGCTTGCGATCTCGTCGCACACCGTCACATGTGGGTTCAGGCCGTCGCTCTTCTTGTGGTTGAACGGCATCTTCTTGACGAAGCTGTTCGTTTCTTCCACGTAGTAATCGCTTTTTCGCCGGCGCGTGATCTCTTGCAGCTCCTCTTCCGCGATCACCATCTGCCAGAAGCAGCTGTATACGATTTCTGCCTGGTCCAGCTTCGGCGCCACGCAGTAGATCTCCGCGCCATATTCCCCGTCCATGTACAGGCAGTACGCGATGATCGCGGAGGCAAACAGGCTCTTGCCGTTCTTGCGTCCGATGATGATCACGACCTCGCGGAAGATCCGCACGCCGTTTTCATCCACGATTCCGAAGATGCACGACACGATCGCCCGCTGCCAAAGTTCCAGCTTGAGCAGGTCGTTTCGTCCCTTGCTGTGGTGGCAGAAATTCTCGATGAACCGGATCGCGCGGTTTGCCTTTTTCTGGGAAAAGAAAAAGAGCTTGTCTTCAAGCCCTTTGACGATATAAGCGTAGATCAGCCGTATCCACATGCCGACGATCACGTCGCCGTTTTTGATCTGCTGGTAATATTCGAGGATGGCGTTATTCATCATCCATCATCGATTTCAGTTTCGATTCCTTTGCACTCGGCGGGCAGATGTCATTGAGCTGCTTCATGATCGCCTGGTAGTTTTTGTCCGTCGCCGTGAAGAGCTTCGCCGCCGGCCGCTCCCTCTGGTACGGCTGCGCGTTCTCGCTCTGGCTGAACATCTCCGTCCGTCCGTTTTTCTTGATGTCCTTCCACAGGTCATCCAGCGATACGCGCAGCCTCGCCGCCTGCACGATCAGCCCCTGCGCCACAGCAAACTGATTCGGCGGCAGGTTTTTGTAAATCGCCGTCAGTCTGTCGATTTCTTTCTGTTCTCTGCTCTTTCCCATCAGCTTGCCTCCATTCTTGCTAATTTGGGGAGGGGTCATATGCGCCTGAGAGAGGAATTTCGAGGAACACACCGGAGTAGACGCCATCCGGTCGCCCGTCACACACCTAGGGGGCCTCCGGGATGACTAGCTCTCCGTCCTTCGCCACAAAATAACGCTTCTTCTTTTTACGGATCGATTTGTGACACTTCTCGCACAGTCCTTCCAGGTTGTCCCAGCACAGCGTGATCATCGGATCGTTGATGTTCTCCGGCGTCAGCGCAATCTTGTGATGTACCTCATCAATCGGCTTTATGACGCCGTTTTTGATGCACCTTTCGCACACATTTCCCACCGATTTGGCGTAATCTTTCCTGCATCTCTTCCATGCGCTGCTGCTGTAGAATGCTCTGGCGAACTCCCTGCGCATCCTCCAGCCCTCCCGATTACGCGAAAAGAGGACACACCTTTCTCGGCATGTCCTCTCGTCCCTTTGTACTTCTTGCTGATCTTATCATAATCGCCATTTGTACAGCGCGTCAACCTTGCATTTAGCTGTCATCACCCTAGCATTTTCTTGACTTCCCGCTTGTACCTGTAGAACGTCGTCTCGTCCCTGTCCAGGATCTTGCAGGTATCTGCCACCGAGCACCCGCCCAGAAAGTAGCATGTACAGAATGCGTACAAATGCGCCGGCAGCTTGTCCATCGCCTTCCTCGCCCGGCCCTCCATCTCTTTGATCTCTCCGATCAGCAGGTCGCGCCTCTTCTCGATGAATTCCTTGGCAATGATCCGCCCTGCCATGCCGTCGCCGCTGCCGCCCTTGGGCATCCCGTCATAGTTCTGGCTCTTGTACGTCACCGAGATCCGCGCGATCTGCTCGTTGAGCTGCTCTGCTTCCAGCATCTTCTCCCGGATCATCTCCAGCGTCTTGTACATCGCACCCCTCCAGCCTTATTCGTCCGTGGTTCTCACCCAGAGCCGCGCGATCTTCACCAGCTTTTCCATCGCTTCGGCTTTCTCTTTCAGGTCATTGGCATGCCTGATTGACTTTTCGTCCGTCGGCGGCTCGATCAGATCTTGCGCAAGCCTTCTCTCACGTACGGCCTCCTCGGCGACAATGTTAATCGCCTGCTGCACGTTCATGTTATTCATCCGCATCCTCCTTTGTTCTTTCAAACTCAATCACCCACACCCATGGATTGGCGTTCCATCCAAACTTGTCGATGTCTTCCGGCTTGATGGTGCTGTCCCAAAGTCTGGCGAACTCATTCCAGTCCGCGAATCCCTCGTCCATTGCATCATTGGCAGACATTTCTTTCAGCCGTTCCGCTCGCACATCCTTCACACGAAGGAAAATGCGCGCAGCCCTGCGAGGCATGTGAATCGACGGGTGCCAGTTTCCTTGCCATCCATCAGGCCGGATATCTCCGTCGGCCTTATAATAGAATTTTCCACCCATCCGCATGTGACCACCCGGAGAAACGGGTATGTTGTCCCACGTTTCCCGCACCCACAGGATATCGCCGGGTTTGTAGGGCGGTTTATATCCAATATCCTCTGGGCTGCATTTCCCGTCGTCTTGCGGCTGCCCTTTACACACACGCCTTGTCTGCGTCTTTCTCCCGTCGAGGATCGCTTTCACCATCTCGGTGTTAAACAGAATCGGTTTCATTTTCTTCCTCCATCATCTCGTCCATTGCGATCTGACCGTCGATTTCCTCCGTCTCCTCTTCTTCCTCCGGTTCTTCTTCCTGCTTCTTTCGGTCGTTTGGTGTTCCGACAGGCACAAACGCGCTCATTTTGCGCAACGTTTCCATGCAGACCTCTGCCTGTTTCTGATACATCGGCCTCAGAATACCCGTCACCATAAAGCCATTGGTCACCACGATCAGCGGTTCCTCATCCTTGTTGTGCGCCAGCCTGAATTCCAGATATTCGCCTTTTCGAATTGCCGGTCTCACCCGTTCCCACCAGGCAAACAGCACGTTCATGCCGCACGCCAGCGGAACGATCTTGTCTGCTCCGCTGTGAATCGAAATGCATTGGCTCAATTTCTCCCAGCTACTGCTTACCACGTCGCAGCTTGCAGCATCATCCGGCGCCAGGCCGATTTCGTCCATCGTCTTCTCGACAACCGCGATATCCGCTTCAATGTCCGGCCAGTCAAACAGCGTCTTCATCGCCGCAACGGTCGCCTCCACGTCCTCCAGCGGATACGCCGCCTCTCCCGTGCCGATCCATTGCATGTGTCCTTCGTTGTAGATCACGCACTCTTTTGCATCCTTGCAGATTTTCTTGATCTGTGAAAACTTCATGTGTCCTCCTCACTCGCACAGCCCATACAGCGATGAGCATGCCGGCGGCTCCATCAGCGCCTCCATGCTGTACTGCATGCCGCCTCGTCCCGTCTTGCTCCATTCGACTACGCTGTCGATGTTCGCCCTGGTGTCCCCTTCGCCCGGGATGGTATCGGCGGAAAAAAAGGTGGCTTGCTCTTTCATCGAGCACAGCTTCACGATCCGTTCCCATTCCCGCAGCTTGTCCACATGCTCCGGCCAGCGCGTCGCTATCTCTCGGATCTCCGCTTTTCTTGCCATGATGCAGGGCATGCAGCCCACTCGTCCGCAGCCCAGCTTGTACAGCGGATTTACATCCACGCCGTGCTTGTGCAGCAGATCAAAGCATGCGGCCTTCGTCCATTCAACCAGCGGCCTGTATACCCGGCTGCCGTTGCTCTCCGTGTCCCACATCTGGGCATTGGCGCGGGCCTTGCTCTCGTCCCTGCGTATTCCCACCCAATTGATCACGTCGCTCGGCTGTCCGCCTTTGGCGATCATCTCGCAGATCGCCGGTTCGGTTGCTCCTCGCTTGATGGCCTCCATCTTCAGTTCTACTGTGCAGAATCTCACTTTCGTGCTGGGAAATCGCCCTTTCCACATGCACAGATCCAGAAACGGCACGCCAGTCGGGTGCAGGTGCTCCAGCACGCGCTTCGCGTTCTCCTCGTTCCAGCCCTCTTTGAAGTTCCCGGTTTCCAGCATCATCTCCAGTTTGATCCGCCTTGCGGCGATGCGCTGCGTGAAGTCCGCCTTTACCGTCTGGATCTTCGGGCCGCCCGTCTTCTCGGCCAGGCTGTTGACGTAGTCGATCGTAATCTGATGCTCGTTTCCCGTGTCGGCGAATACCGCCCGGAAATCCTGCCCGGTCTTCTCTCTTTCCTCCAGCGCCAGCAGATAGCACGCCGTGCTGTCCACGCCGCCGGATACGTTCACGATGTTGATTGGTGTCATATCTTTTCCTCCAGCACCCTCGCCACGCCCTGCATCACATGCAGCGCACACGGCAAGGCGATTCCGTTGCCCCACATCTTGTATTTCGGACTGTCCTTGCCCTCGATCGCGCCCGTCGGGTTGACGTGCAGAAACAGCGTCTTGTTCGTCGCATGCTCCATGCTGATCGGGTATCTCTCGCAGCCCTCCGTCCACCAATCCGGGAATCCCTGCAGCCTGCAGCACTCCAGCGGCGTCAGACGGCGGATGATGTACCGGCGTTTCTGCTTTTTCTGTTCGCTCAGAATGATCTGCTGATCGTGCATGCAATCCAGCGTGTTTATCTGCTCCGCCATGCTGATCTGGTTGACCTGCCCATTGCCCACGCACAGCGCCGTATAATCCGTTACCCGGTTCTCGTGATCACCCGTCAATGTCGGTGCCACCCCCCCCCGCACCATTTCCGCGCGCGTCGTATACAACAGGATTCATGAAATTTAGACTGTACCCGCCTTCGTTTTTCGCCTGTAGTGTCCCGCTCAGTTCTGCGTTGCCAACCAGATTTCGGCAGTCAATTGCTACCACATTCTGCCCACGGTCCGCGCATGGCGAACTGTCATGTTCCGCTGTCAGCGTCCGCGCAATGTTCGGATATACCACATCAGGTGCTTGATTAAGCCCGCTTGGTGTGCTCTTTAGACACGGCGCGATCTTCTCGCTGTATCCGATTCCTCCTGCCTTTGCTCCCTGTCCTCCCAAGAATACGCCGACGGTCGCCTGATGCTGCCCACCGATGCACGGCGATATGTCCCCGCAAATCGGCTCCTGCTGGAGATGGAACGCGCCTATTCCTCCAGCACAACCGCCTCCGCCAGCGCCTCCTGCAGCATGTACGGAAGCCTCTTCCCGCGCCGGAATGCCCTGCGCAGAATTCCCTCGCACGCTTTCCTGCTCAAAGAGTATTTCTCCGGCGCGCTCTCCTCCAAGATCTGCGACAAGGTAGATTCGACGGCGTCTCTGGGGCACTCCCCAATACTGAGCGTCGTATGTCCTCCAGGCAATGCTGTAGTCGTCTCCCACGATGGCGCCAGCACCCCCCCATTTCCCTTTCGCAGGTCGAGGAACATCAGCCCCGCCCTCTGCGATTTCGCAGAGGGCTTGGAGCACGGCTCGGAAGTCTTCGCCGCCGTTGCTGGAGAATGCGCCGTGCACGTTCTCCCAAATAACGATTCTTGGATATACTCCATTGGTTGCCTCCCTCATTTCCTTCATGATCCGCACGGCGTGAAAGAACAGGCTTGAGCGTGCTCCGTCATGGATGCCCGCTCTCTTTCCTGCTACGCTCAGATCCTGACATGGTGAACCGAACGTGATCATGTCCACCGGCTCGATCTTGCCGCCGTCGATCTTTGTGATGTCGCCCAGGTGCTGCATGCGCGGAAAGCGCTTCGTCGTCACCCGGATCGGATACGGTTCTATCTCTGACGCCCACACGGGTTCAATCCCGCACAGCGCCCCGGCCAGCGGGAAGCCGCCGCTGCCATCAAACAGACTGCCCAGCTTCATGGCTCATGTACCTCTCAATCTCCCTCGCCGCCTCTTCCCATCCCCGGCAGACGACGGCGACATATCCCTCGTGAATCAGCGCGTCGATCCATGCGGCCTGTTCGGGCGATACCCTGCCGCCCTTGCGCCGCTTCATCTCGATGTACATCCCGTGATAGCCGCCCCGTGCGACCGGCAGGCAGATGTCGGGCACACCCGCCTTTACGCCCTCCGCGCGGAAGCGTCCGGCCTCGCTCTTGCTTCGCGTCCCGCCGTTTGGAATGTGATACATCAGCTCCATCTCCGGCCAGCGCCCGCGGTTGTATGCCGCCCAGCGGAACAGGCATTGCTGCTCCGCGCTCTCCGTGGGTACGGGCAGCACGTCAGCCGCCCTCGTTCTCTTTTGCATGCGTTTTCCTCCTCATCTCCGCATACACATATACGCCCGCCGCCCATTGGCTGCGCTTGGCGCTCACTTCCAGCAGTTCGCAGTCCGGGTATAGCTTTTCGAAGATCTCCCGCGCCCTGCCAAAGTCCTCCACGGTCTCCGCGATCCGCCCCGCCTTGCGAATGCTGATCTTCTTGTCCGCCACGCTCTCCACGGGATCCGTCAGATTCTTGCTCGGCACCCAGCTGCGCCGCATCTTCCTCTGCGGGTTCTTCCCGTCCGCCTCCATCGTGCGCTCCCGCTTATCCATCGTCAGGTATCTGGAAAAGCCCGTCAGGTGACGGTCCGTCGGCTGGCACTTCTTCGCATTGCAGATCCCGCCGTGCTTCTTCCCCCAGCAGGCCTCCGCCTCGTCTCGCCCGATGCCCCCGCTCATGATGATGTGGTGGTGGTATCTCACGCCGTACTGCGCAGAGACCGTGATCTCCGTCACGTAGATGTATTTCATCTCCGGCAGGCCGCGCTTCTTCCTGCGGTACTGGATGCGCTTGATGTAATTGCGGATGTCCTTCGCCGCCCGCCCATCGTCCTGCGGCTGCTTCCCGTGCCCGTAGGTACAGGTGATGATCAGATCCCCGCTCCCGAAGTTCGCATTCACCAGCCTGTCCAGCTTCTTGCGGGCGTTGCGCCGGTTCAGCCTCTCCTGCGCCTTGCGGTGCGCCTCCTTCTTCGCCTCGGATCGCGCCCTCTGCGCCGTGCGGCAGTCCCACACCGGGAAGCACTCCACATACACCATCGGCCCGGCCTTGATCGTCTTCGTCCTCTGGTGCAGCACGCCCGCGCGCCAGCCCCCGTCCAGACGTCCGCCCACGCTCGTGTCAAACAGCACCAGGCAATCCTTCGCGCTCGTATCCATCCGCCAGTACCTCTCGCGTAGCTCTCAAATCTTTCGGCGATTTGTTAATACTCCCATACGAGGCTGGCCAGCAGGCTTGCCGCCTGCTGCCGCGCTTCATATATATAGAAGTTACCAGTCCGCCAGTTTCATCGCGTTCATCGCGCCGATCATGTCGGCGACCCAGTTTACGTTGTCGATATCCGTGTCGTTTCGGATTACGTCAAGCAGATGCTCTTCAATGAACACATAGACGTTTCTGCATTGCTCCGGCGTCAGCTTCACGCTGACTAGCCTCCCCTGCTCTTTCTTTTCTTCCTTCACGGTTTCTTTCTCCTGTTCCGGCTCTTTCTTTTTCTTGTCGCTGTTTATCTCTTTCATCAGTTCAAGGAGCCGCCTGCCGTATCCGCATTGTGCTTCGCATTCTTTGCATTTCCGCGCCTTCGGCATTCCTCGTCCCCACTTAGGAGCGCACACCTCGCAAAGATATCCTTTCAGTTCTTTCAGCGTTTTGATCTCCTGCGGATCTTTGCATATATCTTTAAGCTCTTTACCCCCCCGGTCGTCAGCTTCATCAAATACGAAGTCTTCACATTCTTTCATGCTTTTGTTCTCCTCCCCTCGCACATCCCCGCCGCGCTGAACAGCGCGCGGATGTATTTCGCCGTAGCCAGCATGCGCCGCCCGTCCTCGATGTCGCTCATCGTGCCCGTCATGCCACAGCAGCATGCCGCATCCACCGCGAATTCCTCAAATTCGTCCAGCGTCCGCAGACTTCCCTTGCTCACCACGCATACGCATGGCGCGCCGTCGCGTATCGCCTTGAATGCGTGGATTGCCACGCCGTATTCCGGAACGCAGGTCACCAGCGTTCTGCCGTCCGCTTCCCGCGCCCTGTAATCAAACAGGTATTGGCATACGCGCGGCAGCTGTACGCCTGCGCCCATCTC